TCTCACACTGATCAGGATCAAATGGAAGAATATTTCCTCCCGGGTACAACTCCACCTCGATCTTGGGAGAGAGTTTGCACATTTTCTCCGGATGAAGACCGTTGTATACATGATAAACATACCCCTCCGGACGAAGGACAAGAGTGGTGGACCCATCAAACCGTGGCCCAATGTCCCATTTGTCATTGCCAGAATAGACCTGGTAACAGTAGTTACAGACTTTCCACGCGCGTGGAACAGGTGGTTTGTATGGGGGTTTGAATTGTGAAAACATTTATGCAAAATAAAATGTTTTTAATTTCAATTTCATTTCATCCAACAATGAGGAGGAGTAAACATCTCCCCAATGTGATCAGGTTTTCATCCAGATCAGTATCCCATCCCTTTTTGGGAGGGATGTTGTCCATATAGGCAGTGTGTCCGATGCACGTGTACCCGGAATTGTTGACACTCTCATCAATATTCCATCCTGACTCAGTTTTGGTGAACTGATAATCTCCTTTACCAACAATCCCAAATGAAATCCAGATGTCATCCGGGGATCTAATGTGATGGCCGTAGAGGATGGCAAGCCATCCTTCCTTGTTGGTGACTGAAATGGACATTTATTTGAAAAGAATATTATTTTTTATTCAATTTTGTTAACAAATGATGCTTTCAATTCCATTCGTTGCACAAAATCTATGAAAAAGAGCGTTCCTTGCTTTTTTTCTTTCTTCCCAATTCTCAATCCCCAATGACATATGTTCTGGTAGACCATATCCGTTCTGTAAAATACAGTCAAAATGTTTAATGGGATTGGAGAATAGTTTCCATTTTCCTGCATTAAATCGAATCTTTAAATATAATATCATTCAAAAATGCCACTGCACAGCTCTAAACATAGCCTCAAGAAGCGCGAAAAGTGCTTCAAGGAGAAACGAGAAAAAAGAACAAAGGATGGGAGTGACCCGTACATGGAAAAACTTGAAGATCGAATCGATGTAGTGAGTGACACAATCATGATGGAAGAGGAAGGACGCCTTGAGGCCACACCAGCTCAACGTGTGGAGATCGACAAACGGATCAAGGAACTGAAAAAAGACCTTTCGGATATCATCGGGAAACTCCAACATCACTGGGAAACAGAGTATGGTTAAAATTGTTTTCTGAATATCTTTATATTTAGAAAAAGATGTCAGAAACAGATCCAGTCGAGTATCTCAAAAAGAACTTCTGTCAAATCGATAAGTGGAAAGATGTTCTAGCCGGGAAATACTTTCTTCAGACTGTTAACGGGGAACGTGCTTTTGTATTTGAGGGTGAATGGTATCGTGGAAACGCGACCGAGGATGAATATTCATTGCTCAAGAACATGAATTTCGTCTTTTCCATGTTCCTAAATCCCACAGTAGCCCTGTATGAATTCAGTTATGAGAAGGTATTGGAAGAGGTGATTAAAAAGAGTAATGAAGGTTTTACACTTTACGATACTGTAGATGATTGTTACTATCCAATCGTTTGTGGGAGAATTCATTCCTACATAGCCTCCAAAACACAAGGCCGAGGGACGAAAGAACTTTCATTGTCCGATTATGCTAATTTTTTCTATGGATGGTGTGCATATGAAGATCGTTTTGAGTATGTTCCATCCAAATCTATTGGTTAAATAAAAATAATATTTTATTTAAACTTGGGTTACCCTTTCAAAATCATCTTTAATAGGTTGATGCTCCTCATGAATAACCTGACGGGGTGATTTTACTCTTAGTGAAATATCAAACACTATCCCCAACCAAAAACAGACAATACAAACTAGAATAAAAAACCATAGCTCAAGTTTGATGATCATTTTTCAATGATACTAACTACTTTCAAGTTTCAATTTCTGTCAATGAGAATAATTTTCCATTTATACATATAATCTGGTATTCTATCCAAATATCCAATTTCATTCACAATCTCTTCTCTGAACTCATTTTGAAATGTGTCAAAATTACAATTATTCATCCTAGACTCAAAATTTTGCCATACCAGGGTTATATCATAAAGGTCATAAAATTCATTTTTGTCTTCATAATAATCTTCATAATATTCTTTGCATAGCCAAACGTCACGATCAATACACCAGTTTAATAAATGTTTGGCACTCTCATGATAACTATCCGTGACTGGAAATGATATTATATCCTCTTCACCTAACGGAAAAACAACTGCTATGTAATTTACCATATCTTTTTTCATCGAAATTGATTTGCTTAAAAATCAATTTCTGTAGAAAAGATATGTCATCTTCCGAAGACGAGTCTGGGTATAGACCCGAGTCACCAGTTCTTTCGACCACGGGAAAAAAGAAGAAATCTCGAGGGAAGACTACAGTGAATGATTATGTCAATTATGGGGACAAGAAACAGGCTTATGAAATTCCAGACATGTGGATTGGAAATACCATGAAGAGCAAATTCAAAACCTATATTCTCCCGCTTAAAGATGGTGAGAAAAGAAAGGTAAAGGAAAAAACTCTTGACCTACCGGAGGGCGTATGGAGAATCTTTCTTGAGATTGTTTCAAATGCCTCTGATAATGTGATCAGATCTCTTCAACAGGGAGTTGATCCTGGACAGATTGAAGTGACTTGCGACGAAAAAACAGTCTCGGTCAAAAATTATGGTGTTCCAATCCCTGTCATCAAACAAAGCGTTAAGAAGGTTGGAAAGGAGGAGTTTCGCCTTGTCCCCTATGACGGTGAAGGTGATCCGGTCTATCCACCCGAGTTCATTTTTGGACGTTTCCGAACCAGTAGCAACTATGACAAGAGTGTGGTCAGGTACGGCTGTGGTAGAAATGGTGTAGGAGCTAAAGTGACGAACCTTTTCTCCAAACGTTTTAAAGTGACTGTGGAGGATCCAGAAAATGGTCTCCGTTTTACCGGAACATGGAAGGATAATTTCTTTATGAATGATGAAGACGGGCGTCCTGAAGTGAAGGTGAAGGAGCTTCCTAAAGGAACAAAGAAGGGGTCAGTGAAGATAGAATGGGATTTGGATTTCAAACGTTTTGGAATGACTGGTTACAATGAAAAAGAGATCAGTTATTTCGCTCGGGCCATGGCTGATTTCTCATTTGCCACCAAGGTACCCTTTGTTTTCAATGGGGTGAAATTGGATTATCGTTCTATTCGAGACTATGCAACACTCTATTTCAGTGAAGATGAGCTTGCTAACAGTATTGTTCAGTACACCTGGGGTTACAAGAAACCTGGTAAAGGAAAGAAATTGAGTGATATTGGAACAAGAAATGAGATTGGAACAAAGAAAATTGAGAAAAATATTATCTCTCCCAAGAGCCAAGCTGATATTCCAGATCTAGAGATCATGGTGATTGACACACCAGACTCTGGAAAGGTTATTTCATATGTGAATGGGTTGATTAGTAAGAATGGTGGGACACATGTTGATGCTGTCCTGAGACCTATTTTCAAACACTTCACGACTATGGTAAATGGTGATAAAAAGAAGGGTATCACAGCTACTAATGTGGCACCACACATTTCGGCCATTGTGAATGCCCGTCTCCCGGACCCAAGATATGATTCCCAGAGTAAGACAAAGTTGGAATATCCGAAAGTTCATCTCGAAATTGTTCCAAAACTTCTCAAACAAACTAACAATTGGGATACCCTGGCACGGCTGTACGCTGAGCTTCAGGCTCGGGGGATTAAGGGTGCTTCTGCTTCAGATGGGAAAAAGGAGAAGAACACCAAATTTGAAAAGGGTCGAGATGCCAATTTGAGTGGTACAGATGAATCAATGAAGTGTACATTGTTCCTCACGGAGGGCGATTCCGCAACGGGCTTACCCCAATGGCTTTGTGCCTACACTCCTCAAGGAGAGGACTATATGGGTTACATGCCACTTCGGGGTAAGATTCTTAACATCACCAAAGCTGGTCAGGTCCAATATAATGATAGTAAAGTGATCTGTTCAATCAAGAATGCGATGGGGTTTCAGGAAGGGGTTGATTATTCTCTTGAGGAAAACATTCAAAAATTGAGGTATGGAAACTTGGTTATTGCAGCAGATGCAGATTCCGACGGTTGTCATATTGTAAGTCTTGTTTTGAATTTGTTGAGAGAGAAATTTCCGGGGATGTTGAAAGAAAATCGTGTCGGGTACCTTAGAACTCCAATTGTCAAGATTTACAAAAGTGGAAAAGTTCACAAGCGTTTCTTCTCAGAAGTTGAGTTTTACAGATGGTTGGAGAATCATCCCGATGCAAACAAGAAGTATAATATTGAATATTACAAGGGTCTCGGAGGTTTTTCCGAACATGATGTGAAAGAGGACATGGATTATTCTCCAACGGTAATCTGTTTCTATGACAAAGAGGCTAAACAGAATTTTGATCTGGCTTTCGATGATGGAAGAGCAGATGACCGGAAGGATTGGATTGAGAAATGGAGAGATATTGCTCAAACAGATGATGTCTTAGCTGTGGATCTTGAAACAATCAAGAGTAAGGAGGGTTTGTATCTGGGGCAAAATATTTCCCAGTTCATTAATCGTGAGTTGGTTGGTTATAGTGTGGCATCACTTTTCCGCGCCATTCCATCTGAATATGATGGTTTGAAAGAGTCTCAACGCAAGGCCCTGTATGGTGTGTTGAAGAAATTCAACTATACCTATAGTAAGAAAAATAAGGCTCTTAAAGTCGAAGTGATTTCGAATGAAATCGCGGCAGCGGTGGAATATCATCACGGATCGAAAAATTTGGCTGATACGATTATTAAGATGACACAGGATTTTACCGGTTCTAACAACATGGGTTATTTCGCTAAGAAGGGAATGTTTGGAAGTCGTGAGGATGGTGGAAAGTATGCGGCAGCTGCCCGATATTCGAAGATTCAATTGAACTGGTGGATTCCACTTGTTTTTTACAAAGAATCAGTTGAGTTGATTGAGAAGAGGAAGGTTGATGGAAACGAGGCTGAACCGTATTGGCTACCAGCAGTGATTCCAATGTCCTTGACGAATAAGATGGAAGGGATTGCAACCGGTTTTTCGACTTTTCTACCTGGACACAATCCGATCGAACTGATCAAAATTATCAAAGGAATGCTTAATGGTGAGAGTCCACCAGAAGAGATTATTCCTTGGTTCAATGGTTTTGAGGGAAAGATGTCTTTGGAAACAAAGGAGAGTGGTGGAAGTTCAAAGAGGAAAAAGATCGAGGTATCAATGGAAGAGGAGGAAGTTGAGGAAGTTGAGGAGGGAGAGGAAGACATCGGCGAGCGTTCTAAGGAAGACCGTGACGAGGAGAAGAGGCGCCGTGAAGCCGAGAAGTTGGAAGAGAAGATTATTGAACATTCGGTGGTCAAGTCTAGAAAAACTGTCAAATGCACTGGAATCTTCAAAGAAATAGGACGGAAAAAGAACGGTCATAGAATTATTCGTGTCAGTGAACTTCCTCCGAGAGAGTGGACACAGAAGTATATCAATTGGGTTGATAGTGTCATCAATGACAAAGGAAAAAAGAAACTTTTCAGTGACAAGAACAACAAATCTAAACCAAACTCAATAGAAATAGACTTGGTCTGGAAAAGTAAGGAAGTTCAACCAACTGTTCACAATTTGAGACTGGTGAAGAGTTTTGGATTGTCCAACATCACATTGATTAATCATGATGGATTCCCTAAAAAATACAAAAATTCAACAAAAGTACTGAAGACATATTTCAAACATATGATCAGTCATTATGCGGATCTGAAGGCTCATCGGTTGAATGTTGAGGAGGAAAAGATCAAGATGGCCTCGTATAAGACACGGTATATTCAGGGGCGTTTGGATGGTGAAATTAGAGTGAAGAATATGGATGAAGAGGAGATCAGGGAACAGTTGGAAAAAATTAACGTTCCATTTGAGATATATTCGAATATGAAAGAGAGGGATCTTTCGAAGCAGAGTTTGGAGAAGTGGAAGAAGGAGATAGCACAGGCCGAGGCTCGCCTTGAAGAAGTGAAGAAGCAAACCCCAGAGAGTATCTGGTTGGAGAAACTTGACAAACTTGAAAAGGCACTCTTGAAGAGATATAAAGATGGCAAATTGGATATGAGCGAATGATTTATTCAACAATGAATAAATTAAACAGTTACTATCATTTATTGATAGTAATTAACATTCCATATGTTTGCCATATTTAACATCACAACCAATATAATACACTGTTGGTTGATCATGTTTTTTGAGAATCTTATCTAGTTTATTTTCCCAATCATTCTTATCACAATATATGTCATCTTGAAGAATTCTTATAACTGTGTAACCATTTTCATTGGCCATTTTCATTTTGAAGATGTCATTTTTGAGATTATCTTCTGGAGAACACCAATTTGAAACTTGAGAAAAATGTTGTTCTCCATCAATCTCAATAATAATTTTCAACTTCTTGATCGCAAAGTCAAAAGGTAGACAGTTATCTTTTTCACTCTTACACCAATCCCACTTTGGTTGATATTTGAGTTTATACTCGGGATATTTATTTTCAAAGTAGTGTTTAAACTTGCCTTCTGTTTTGTTTTTGCAAAAGGGGCACCATTTTGGTTTTGAAGATGTTATACAGTTTGTACATTGTTTAAAACTACCTCCGCATACATCACATATGAACCAATATAGATCTTTGTTTGAGATAGAAATATTGTGAATATCTGTTCTGTTTTTAATCATATCAAAACAGTCTTTTTTGAATTTTCCCCTAGAGGTCATTCCCATATAACTTGAAAATCTTCTTGGTTTACAGAAATTACATTCCGGATCAACACATAATTTCTTATTATTAACACAACAATATGGACACCATTTTTCATTCATGGATGTTATTTTTGATGGACTGGATTTAAAATTATGTTCACATACATCACATATAAACCAATATTTATTACTACTAGATAAGGTTACTTCTATTGGATCCAAGTCATTCTTCTCATAGTTCCAACAATCTACTTTCTTTTTTCCATTCTTAGTTTTCCCGGCATAACTCAAAAAAGTTTTCTTAAAACAAATAACACAATCTTCTTTGTTACATAATTTTTTCACTGGTATACAGCAATATGGGCACCATCTTCCTAGTTCCCCTGTAATCTTATCTGGAGATGCATCAAATTCATGTTCACAGACATCACAGACAAACCAAAACTTGCTATCATTTCCCTTAAGAACTTCTCTAGGACTAAGACTATTTTTTTCACTCCAACATTCTATTTTTAGTTTCCCTTTCGAGGTTTTTTCCATATATGACTGAAAAGTTTTTGTGTAACAATGATTGCAGTCTGACAAAAAACAAATTCTTTTTGTCGGAACAGAACAATATGGACACCAAGTTGGTTTTTTATTGGATGCCACATCTTTTAAGATACTCTCAAACTCATGTTCACAAACATCACAATTAAACCAAAATTTCTTATGACTACCCTTGGTTATTCTATCAGGTCCAATATCATTTTTCTCATAATTCCAACAATCTACTTTCTTTTTTCCACTCTTAGTCAAACCATCATAACTCATAAAACTCCTCTCAAAACATATCTCACAATCTTCATCTCCACATAATTTCTTTTGTCGAGGCGTGCACATTTTTCTTTGAATTACATATGTTTTAATGATCAATTTCATTAATCATTTATTGGATAAACTGATAAAAATTTTTGAAAGTGAGTGAAATTATATATTCTTTCTTTAAAAGAAAAGAAAGATGAAGTGTCATAATGATCCAAAAAGATATTACAAAGGAACTGAACCCAGTCCAAAGGGGAGAGGATACTGTGCCCATTGTGAACCTCTTGACAAAGAGATGGAAGGACTAGATGGGAGAGTTTGGAAAGTGGTTAAGAATAAAAATGGTATCAAGAGATGGGGATCTCCACGTGGTGAATTTGGGGAAATTATGGAAAAAAACATCTCAGCCCCATTTTTAATGGCCCCTAATGTAGTGTCTACATTAGCTTCTTCTTTTAGAACTGGTTTGTTTTATGTCATGTCACCAACCCTCCTTTCATCGAGTATATACAAATATAACCGTAATGGAATTGAATTAGATATACTTGTTGAAAAGAAGAATGGTGTACCTGTTGCTAAGATTACAAATGGTCATGGTTTAAAACCCTCTAAAATCACCCCCGATGAAATTGGTTATATTAATGAACAAATAGACAAGACTGATAATCCATGGAAAAGGGCTGCTGCTTATGCAATCTCAAAATATTACCATGACCATAATCCATCGATTCAATGAGTAATCAATCAAAGATCCAGATCCTCAATAACAGGTGCTATCATATCTTCCACGTCATCTTCTCCAGAATATTTCTTCGCATCTTTACGAACAACTTCTAGGATAACACTATCGTCAACTCCTTTTTCTACCATGAGTATATATTTATCCATCAGAGATATTCTTCCAGGTGCTGGATTCATCACATGTTCATGGAAAGATGGTTTCACATAGGGGCCGTCTTCATTGATTGATGGAAGTGTAGGTCTGTAATTATCCAACAATTCTCCTTTAGGATTTCCCTTCTTGGAGCCGACCTTTGCCCATCTCTCATTTTTTACTACGTACATTTCACCATCTCTTCCCCTCATCTTTTTCCCCTCTTTTTCATATTTAGCCGAATATCCTTTTCCTCTCGGTGTGTTTTCCTTTCCAGTATAATAACACCCTCGGGTAGGGGAGGGAGGGCAGTTCTTACAACGTGGCATTTCTTTTATTTATAGAAGAAATTTTAATTATTCAGTTACAACAGAGATACCATCATTTGTTGATATAATATACATGATATTTTCCCTGTTACTAGGAAAATGTATGATATTGTCAATCTTTTTCCACCCATCTTCTGGTTCATATTTTCTAAATACTAGTTTATGTTGTTGCAAGACTGTTCCATCTGGAAAATAAACTTCTCCAACATCATCTAGTTCTTTGAAAATCTCAAAACCCAAGTGTTTATAAGCATTTTTATAACACGATTTTGCTTTTTCTGGGACTTTGCTTTCTATATTAACAGTGCCTTGTATGTAGTTATTATTGATTCCAGCATCAATCATAGTGTTATACCCGGCCATGAGCAAATATGTTAGCAAGGGAGTGCATAACCCAAGACCCTCCAACAAACCAGTGATATATACCCGACCAACATTTAGATAATGTTTTCCCTTGATAAATTCTACATCCATCCTTACGGACGAGTCGGCACTTTTGAAGTCAATCTTTAAACCATTGAAATTTTCTTTAATCATGACATTTTCAAAAATTTCATAACCACGAGGTGATACATTTCTAACCTTTTGCCACCTCTTCCCACCTCGATACTTAACCACCTCATACATATTTCCATTTCTCCCTCTCATCTTGGTTCCGATTTTCTCTCCAGAGGCACTGTAACCTTTTCCCAATGGAGTGTTCTCTTTTCCACTATAATATTTTCCTCTCTTATTGAGACATTCCCTCATTTTTAAAAAAGGGGTAAAAATTAAAACTCGAACAGAAATTTACCCCATAAAACCATGATTCTTTACAACGTTACCATCTTCCTCCTGACCTATCCCAGGAATTACGGGGTCCCCCTGGCTGTTATGGTCTCTCCACTAAGGAGGTTGTCCAACAGGATTGGTGTGAGAAGGACTGTTGCTCCCGTTTGACAAAAGCAATGCAACT